TTTTTAGCTGTGGTGATTGATTAACGATGAAAAGTAAAGATTTCTTGAGCGAACTCGCCGCCTATGCCGCGAGTTTGCGCCAAAAGATAGAAGCCCAGTTCGACGGTTGGGACGCCAGTCCGCAAGCGGTCGCCGAGCGTCGTGGAAAGGTGTTTGATCCGGAAAATGGATTTGAGTTTTTCGTCACAAATTATTTTCCGCATTATATTCGCGGTGTCGAAAAATCCCATTTGCACCAATGTTTATTTATTGATTTGCCTTATATCGTTAAAGCTGATAAGTCAGTAAAAGAAGGTATTGCCGCGCCGCGTGGTGAAGCAAAATCCACCTACTGCACGCAATTATTTCCATTGTGGTGCTTAATCCGCCAACTTAAACGTTACATTATCATTGCTATGGATACGCGCGAACAAGCGTATCAAATGTTAGAGGCAATAAAAGCAGAAATTGAGGTTAACCCTCGTTTGCGTATGGATTTCCCCGAGTTAGCGCCGGGCAATGTATGGCGTGCGGGTGCCATTGTAACTAGCCAAAATCAAAAAGTGGAAGCGGTTGGTGCTGGGCAAAAAGTGCGGGGACGGCGGCATGGTCCTTATCGTCCGGATCTCGTTGTGCTTGATGATATTGAAAATGACGAAATGGTGGTAAATCCAACACAACGGGATAAATTACAAGACTGGATCCAAAAAGCGGTAGAAAAACTGGGTGGTCCTGGTGAAAAAGTCGATATTTTATACATTGGCACAATACTGCACTATGACAGCGTATTAAGCCGTATATTAAAAACTAAAGGCTGGAAAAACAGAATCTTTAAAGCCATTTTACGCTATCCGGACAATATGGCGTTATGGGAAGAATGGGAAGCTATTTATCTTAATGAGAAAGGAGATGATGATACGTTATCTGACGCCTTTTATCATGCCAACAAAGTCGAAATGGATCGCGGCTCGGTGGTTTCATGGGCAAGACGCCCAATCCTCGAGTTAATGAAAGCGCGAGCTGTCAGCCATTCGGCATTTGATTCCGAGTATCAAAATGACCCGGTCAGCGGCGAAGACGCTATATTTGCTAACAGCATCCAATACTGGACAAGTTTGCCGCCCGATTTGGTGTATTTTGGTGCGCTTGACCCGTCACTTGGTAAAGCGGGCGCCAGTCGTGACCCGTCGGCAATCTTAGTCGGCGGTTATCATCGCGCCACCGGCAAGCTATACGTTATCGAAGCGCAAATTAAAAAGCGCCTGCCCGATTTAATCATTGAGGACGTTATCCGCCTGCAAAAACAATATAACTGCGTGCGCTGGTTCGTCGAAACCGTGCAATTCCAAGAGTTCCTCAAGGACGAACTGGTCAAGCGTTCCGCGCAACGCGGTTGTCCGGTGCCGGCAACGGCAACCAAGCCGAACACGGATAAAATGTTGCGTATTGAAAGTTTACAGCCGCACATCGCCAACGGCTTGATTTTGCTCAATAACAGCCAATCCACGCTTATCGCGCAGTTACGGCATTATCCGAAAGCGGATCATGATGACGGTCCGGACGCGCTGGAAATGCTTTGGCGTAATGCGGTCAGTAATTCGGGTTTAATCGAATGGCAGTCCCTTGCAGACGCTGAATTGGACGATAGCGGTGAGTGGGACGATTTCGACGACTACGGCAGTAAATGGAGACACTAAACAATGAAACTATTTGACAATATCGTCAACGCAATTAAAAACAAAGTCGGTAAAGGCTCGCCGCAGACGCAAACCGAAGAGGCGGAAATCACCGCTACGGGGCGGGTTATCGCCGACCACCCGAGCAATAACATCACGCCGCTTAAACTCAAAACCACCTTAGAGGACGCGGAAAACGGCGATTTGCGCGCCCAGCACGAACTCTTTACCGACATCGAAGAGCGTGATAGCGCCATTGGCGCCAATATTCAAACCCGCAAACGGGCAATATTGACGCTGGATTGGCGCATTGCCGAGCCGCGTAACGCCACTCCGCAAGAAACCAAACTGCGCGAACAGGTGGAAGATTTCTTCTTGCAGTTCACCGGCTTGGAAGATTTGCAAATTGACTTAATGGACGCGGTAGGACACGGCTTTAGTGCGCTTGAAATCCATTGGCAACAACGCGACGGATTGTGGCAACCGGCGGCATTTAAACATGTGCCGCAATCGTGGTTTAGACTGGATAAAGACGATAATTTGTTAATTCGCACACCGGCAAGCCCAATGGGCGAAGCCTTGCGCACGTTCGGCTGGGTGGTGCATGTGCATAAATCGCGCTCGACCCAACTGGCACGCATGGGGTTATACCGCACTTTAGCATGGCTTTATATGTTTAAGCATTACAGCGTGCATGATTTTGCCGAGTTTTTGGAACTCTACGGCATGCCAATCCGCATCGGTAAATATGGCGCCGGTGCTACACCGGACGAAAAACGGACGCTGTTGCGCGCACTTGCCCAAATCGGACACAACGCCGCGGGCATTATGCCGGAAAGCATGCAGATTGAATTACACAATGCGGCAAACGGCACGGGTGCCGGCAATAACCCGTTTTTGCAAATGGTCGATTGGTGTGAAAAGTCCATTGCGCGCATGATTTTAGGGCAAACTTTAACATCCGGTGCGGACGGCAAAATCTCGACTAACGCCCTCGGTAATATCCATAACGAAGTGCGCCGCGATTTATTAGTATCCGACGCCAAACAGATTGCGCAGACCATTACGCAACAGATTATTTTGCCTTATCTGCAAATCAACGTTGATCCGAATATAGACCCTAAACGCATTCCGGCATTTGAATTTGATACTAAAGAGCGTGGCGATTTAAGCCAATATGCGGACGCTTTGCCGAAGTTGGTCGGGGTTGGTGTGCGCGTGCCGGAAAGCTGGGCGCGCGATAAGCTCGGCATTCCGGACGCGCAAGATGATGAATTGATTTTAAACGTGCCGCAAACCGCGTTTAAAGCCGATTTAAATCCGCCGAATTCCACCGCACTTTCGGCGCGCATCCATTCGCCGACCTGTACCTGTGGTTGTCGCGCGGTGGCATTGTCACAGCAGCCGGTAAGCGCGGAACAGGCGATTTTGGACGGGCAAATTGACTTAGCGCTGGCAAATGTGGATTTCAACGCGCAATTAGATCCAATGGTTAAGCAAGCGGTTGCCGCTTTGCAGGCTTGCACCAGTTACGAACAGGCATTTGAGGCGTTAACTACGTTATACCCACAGTTAGACGGCAAACAGCACGAGCAGTATTTAACCAGTGCCATGTATCTTGCCGAACTGTTAGGAGCCAGCCATGGCGCCGCAAACTAATTTTGCAATCGGACTCGAGCCGAAAAAAGCCATTGAGTTTTTAGAACACAAAAAAGCCGTGTTAGATCACGTTGACAGCGTGGAACGGCTAACCTCGGCGCGTGGTCGTGCGGCACGCATTGCCAATATCTCAAGCCTTGAGATGACCAAAGATATTTATCAATCGTTGGTCGAGGCGCAACAGCAAGGCAAATCGCTTGGGTCTTGGAAAAAAGACTTGTTGGATACGCTGAATAAAAAAGGCTGGGTGGTCGGCGTGGAAAAAGGCAAAGGCGCGGTAATCGCCGACCCGCAAACGGGCGAATATGTCGGCACGCCGTGGCGGTTAAACACCATTTACCGCACCAATATGCAAGCCGCTTATTCGGCGCAACGTTACCAAACCATGCGCGATAATGCGGATAACCGACCTTACTGGCAATACAGCGCGGTGGGCGATTCGCGCACGCGTCCGTCGCATTTGTCGTTAGACGGTCGCGTGTATCGTTATGACGACCCGTTTTGGGCGACATTCTACCCGCCGAACGGCTTTAATTGCCGCTGTTCAGTGATTGCCCTTGCCGAGCGCGATATTCAGCGTCGCGGGTTGACTGTGGAAAGTGGCGAGGGGCGCATGATTGATTATCCGCGCCATGTCCGCCCAGGCGTGGAAGAACGCACCAAGGCATTTAAAATATCCGATGACCGTGTTGTGATTGCCGACCGTGGTTTTGATTACAATATCGGACGGCAAACCTATCGCCCGAATTTAGACGATTACCCGACCGCACTGGCGCATCAATTCGCCAAGCGCGAAATGGGCGGCGATAGTTTTAAATTGGATTACCAGTTGTTGGAAAAGGAAGTCAGCAAGATTAAACAAACGCTTAAAATTAAGGGTAAAACCGATGCCGAGCAGTTTGTTGCCATTCGCAATCAATTAAGCAAAGAATATAAGTTCAGCGCCGGCGTGCTTACACCAAATAACCGAACACTGTTAAACAGCGAAACGGCGACGGTGTGGCTATCCGATGATACGTTGATTAAACAGTTTAACAGCCGCGAGGGACAGCATTTCGGCGTTGCCGAATATGCGCTGTTGCCCGACGTGATTAACAGCCCCGAACGGATTATGCAGGACAGCAACACGGTGTATCAGTTTTACAAAGAAATTGACGGCAAGCGCTATGTGGCGGTGTTAAAAGTGTTGAAAAAGACGAATGAAATTTTTATGCAGTCGTTTAGAAATGCTAATGAGAGACAGTGGAAGAAAGCATTTGATTTAGCCGCCAAGTAGGGCTGGAAACACCTACACACGATCAAAGTCGGTACTATTGCAACCGACCGCCTGCGATCCTCCAGATTCATCGCTTTTTTGGCGGCACTTTGATAATAAGCTCGGGCGCGTAAAAATGCAACAAAAATTATGATAGAAATTACACTCAATAACCAACAGCAAATTATTGATATGCTCGCCGCGCTGGAGCGCGGCGTGACTTATCGCGTGCCGCTTATGCGCCGCTTAGCCGGCACCATGCAAAGTGCGGTAGATCAGAATTTTGCCGAGGGCGGTCGTCCGAAATGGTTGGGCATAAAATACCGCGAGGGCAAGCCGTTAATTAAAACCGGCGCTTTGCGGCAAAGCATAAACGCGTCGTGGGATAATGACGAGGCGCAGGTCGGCACCAACCTTGAATATGCGGCGTTGCACCAGTTCGGCGGCACTATTCGCCCGAAAAACGGCAAATACCTTAAATTCAAAACGGCGGACGGTTGGCGCTCGGTTAAAGAAGTGACCATTCAGCCGCGCCCGTTTCTGACGTTAACGGCGCAAGACGAAGCGGATTTGCTGGATGATATACAAGACTATTTCCAAAAGTTGATAAAATGATTATGATAATAGCGCCTAAATCGCGCATAGGCGCAATTATTTTATTTAACGGGTCATTTATCATATAAAAATTGTTAAACGTTTTTAAACGGCGTTTAAAACGTTTTAAATACTATCCCCGCCTTTCTTTTTCCTTAATCCCATTTTTACAAATTATTCGGGGCGCTGAACCCGCTCCCCCCTTTCGTCTTTTTACTCTCCGTTATTCTGCAATCCTAAGTTAATTTTCAGGAGTTGCAGTATGAATTTATCCACAGTGGCGTGTAGCTTTGAGATCAAACCTTTCAACGGACGCATCCAGTTGTTCCCGTTCGGGCGTTTTTTCGCAAATGACAACCGCTCCGAGGGCAAAGGAGGATGGTATGTAGATGACAGCAACGGTTACGACTTAGTTAACCAAATCAATAACGCACCGACGCAGGTGATGATTGATTACGAACATCAAACGCTATTTATCGCAAAAAACGGGCAAGGCAATCCCGCCGCCGGCTGGATTGTGAAAGCCGAATATATCCCGAACGAGGGCATTTTTGCCGACGTGCAATGGACGGATAAAGCGCGCTGGGAAGTGAAAGATAAAGTTTATCGTTATATTTCCCCGCTATTTATCGCCGACGAAGACGGCAAGGTGGTTGAATTTATCAACGCCGCGCTGACCAATACGCCGGCACTCTCCGAACTAGCGGAAGCCTATGCCTTATCTCAACAAAAAACAGCAACAAAGGACAATCCAATGTTAGATCTGCTTAAACAGCTTTTCGGTTTGCCGAACGCAACCGAAGACGAAATTAAAACCAAACTGACCGCACTGGCGGCGGAAAAAGGTGCCAACGGCGTCGCATTATCCGACGTGTACGGCAAAATCAAAGCGCAAGACGCGGAAGTCGTAGCGTTAAGCGCTAAGGTACAAGCCGGCGCAAAAGACCTCGACCCGTCGCAATATGTGCCGTTATCCGCCATGAAAGCGGTGCAGAACGAATTAAACGCACTGAAAACCCAAATCAACGACAAAGAAGTTGACCAACTGGTCACCGTGGCATTGTCCGACGGTCGTTTATTGCCGGCGCAGAAAGAATGGGCGACTAATTTGGGTAAAAGCAATTTAACCGCACTTTCCGAATATTTAGCCGGCGCGCCAAAACACGCGGGCTTAACCGAAAATCAAGCGACGGCAACCCCGCCTGCGCAAGGTGCGGTGGCATTGTCCGCCGAACAAAGCAAAGTAGCCAAAATGCTCGGTTTGTCCGATGCAGAATACCTTGCACGTCAACAACAAACCCAAGGAGATAAGTAATGTTTAAAAAATCCGAAGTATTAGACCTGTTAAGCAAAGAGTTTAAAAAGGATTTCCAAAAAGGTCTTGAGCATATTAAGCCGCAATGGACGGCGATTGCAATGTTGGTTAAATCCAACACCGAAACGACCACCTACGGCTGGTTGGGCGCTTTTCCGAAAATGCGCGAATGGGTGGGCAAACGCCAAATTAAGAAAATGCAAGCGCAAGGCATGGCGATTACCAACAAACTGTATGAAAGCACCGTGGGCGTACCTCGCACTAACATCGAAGACGACCAAGTGGGGTTGTTTAGCCCGATGATGCGCCAAATGGGGCAAGCCGCCGCCGAATTACCGGACGACTTGGTGTTTGCTTTGTTGCTTAAAGGTAAAACGACCGTTTGTTACGACGGACAAAACTTCTTTGATACGGAACATCCGTACTACGCCGAAGTGGACGGCACCGGCACAAAATCCGTGCAATCCAACTTAACTGTCGGCACGGATAACGACGCACAGGCGTTCTATGTGCTTGACACCACTAACGTGATTAAACCGTTAGTGTACCAAGAACGCACCGCGCCGGAATTTGAAACAAAATTCGACCCGTCTAAGTCCGATACGGTCTTCATGGAAGACACTTATTTATGGGGCGCGCGTGCGCGTGGTGCTGCCGGTTTTGGCTTTTATCAACTTGCCCACCGTGCGGAAAAAACCGCATTAACCACTGAAAACCTAAAAGCGATCATTGCCAAAATGAAAGCGTTAAAAGGTGACGGCGGCGCGGTATTGAATATCCGTCCGAGCGTGATTTTAGTGCCGCCTGCTTTGGAATACAAAGCGCGCGAAATCTGCGAAGCGGAAACCATTAACGGCACCACTAACGTGCTTAAAGGTGTGTTAACCGTCATGGTGTCCCCGTACATCGTTGAATAATCACTGTTCTGCGGCGGGGGAGCCCCCCGCCACGGGGGGTTAGGG